ATGAAAAGGAAGATAGTGGTGACCGACGAGGTCAAGCAGAAGCTGATGAAACAGTTCAAGGCAAGCGAACGCAGCCTATACAACGCGCTGACCTACGACGAGCGCCGTGGCAACTCGCCCCTGGCCATGCGCATAAGGGAAGCTGCCATGAAGAACGGCGGCGTGTCGATGGCCGACGATTGCATAGACGTGGATACCATCCACCTGACCGACGGCACGATGAAGCAGTTCTTCCCTCGCGGCACGGTGATGACCGTGTATCGCAATGGTTCGGTAATTATAGAGAAGAACGGAAAATTGGTGAAGACCCAACTGTGCCTTGGACTGTTAGAGGACTTTGAGGAGCTGCAGCGCGAGGCCGTGAAGATAGACGGAGTGGAGCGCGTTACGGTGCTAAGGTAAGGAGGCACATGACTATGGTAGAATATTACGAGGGCCGGCTGTGCATCCCTGCGAAGGAGCTGGTGGAGCGGGGACTAATCAGCGAGGCCAACTATCGCCAGAAGGCGGCAAGGGGCAAGCTCGACATCGCCCGCACCGCCCGCGGCCTAGGCAACTACGCCCTTGTGGCCGTGGACACGCTACCTGCCGCGATGAAGGAGGCCGTGAAGCGCGCCTATCCCAACCTGCGCATCGTGCGGCTGGTGAACTGGGTGCGCGATAACTACGACTACGACCAGCGCGCTTACGCCTTCTTCTCCGACCCTGCGCAATGCGGCGTTGAGCTGCCCCGGCGACACATAAGGGAGTACACCGTGAACGCAGGCGTAATAAGCGCGGCCGTCGCCCTGTACAACAGCGCGAAGGCACAGCACACGGTGATGGGCGAGGCATACGACTGGGACATGATGGCCGAGGCCATCGACGTACTCAAACAGGAGTATGGGCACACGCTGCCCACATCCACTCTTCGCTTTCGCAAGAAGGTGGCGGAGTTCAAGAAAAAGGGCTATTCGTGTCTTATCAGTGGCAAGTTCGGTAATCAGAGTGCACGGAAGGTGGACCACCGCACCGAACGCCTGATATTGGGCCTTGCGGTGCTGCCCAACAAGCCTTTCAATAGCAACGTGCACGATATGTACCTGAGCTTTGTGTGTGGCGAGTTGGAGGTGTACGACCCCGAGACGGGCGAACTGTTCTGCCCGGACGACTTTACGCTGAAGAACGGCGAGCCGAAGACGCTGAGCGAGGGCACCATCAACAACGTGCTGAACGCACCTAAGAACAAGCTGATGGTGGAACATGCGCTATCCACCTATACCACGTTCATGCACGAACAGATGCCACACATGCACCGCCACTCCGGCCGTTTCTCGCTTTCGCAGATCACGATGGACGACGTGGACCTCACGCGCAAGCTGAAAGACACCAAGCAGCGCGTACACGCATACTACGCCTACGACGTGGTGAGCCAGTGCGTTATAGGTGCCAGCTACGGCCGAAAGAAAGACGAGAGCCTCGTGGTGGATTGTTTCCGCGACATGTTCCGCACCATAGCACGCCACGGATGGGGCATACCGGCAGGCATCGAGGTGGAGAACCACCTGATGAGCCAATACCGCGACGGTTTTCTGCGAGCAGGCGAAGTCTTCCCATTCGTACACTTCTGCGCCCCGCAGAACTCGCAAGAGAAGTACGCCGAGCCGCTGAACGGAGCCAAGAAACGCAGCATCATACACAAGAACCACACGGGCATCGGCCGCTTCTACGGCAAGGGTAAGTGGAGGCAGGAATACAAGAAGGTGAGCGACGAGTGGAACGACACCTACGAAGACCGCGAATACTTCACCTGGGAAGAACTGGTGGCCGACGACCGCGCCGACAGCGCAGAATGGAACAACACGCTGCATCCCGACCAAAAACGCTATCCCGGCATGACGCGATGGCAAGTGCTGGTGGGCAATATGAACCCCACACTGCTGCCATACGACGCACGGACGTTGGCACGACATATCGGCGAGGCTGTTGAGACCAGCGTAAGGAGGAACTCAACAGTGCGCGTGGCACACGAAGACTGGTGGCTGAGCAGTACAGCAGCACTGGAACGCCTTGCTCCGAACAACTACAAGGTGACGGCCTATTACCTGCCGGATGAAGAGGGAGGCCCGACGGACGTGTACCTCTACCAGGGCGACCGCTATATAGATAAGGTGGAAAGGGTTGAGACCTTCAACCGCGTGATGGCTGAGCAGACGGACGAAGACGTGGTGAAGTTCATCGAACAGCAGAAGAAGGTGGCCGGGTTCAGGAAATACATAACCGACAACGCCATCCAGCGCGTGGGTGTGATGAAGACGAAGGTGGAACTGACGATAGAAGATGAAGAGGACTTGGAAGTGGCCACGCCACAGGCAGAGGAAGAGCTGCCGTTGCCCCCGATAATGGCAACAGACTGGAGCAGGGCCGGCGTGGATGCCACATAACGACAAACTAACGATAATCGAACGACATTAAAACAGCATTTGAACATGACACAAGAGACCAAAAAGCGGATATTGGCAGCCGTGGCCGCCAACCGCACCAACTACCCCAGCGACGCCAAGCACGCCGCAAGCCTGGGAATAAGCACGAGCGTGTACAGCGCACTGAAAAACGGGCAGACCGACAAGACGCTGAGCGACGCCAACTGGATATCGATAGCGCGCCGTCTGGGCGTGGAGCTGCGCGCCAGCATCGAGTGGAAGGCGGCACGTACGCCTGTATACCAGTTCGTGATGGCACAGCTGGAATTCTACCAGCAGAGCGGCACGAGCGGCATATTGTGCGACATGCCCAACATCGGCAAGACGTTCACCGCACGCCTGTATGTGCAGACACACGCAAACGCGGTGTACATCGATTGTAGCCAGGTGAAGACCAAGCTTAAGCTGGTGCGCAAGATTGCAGCAGAGTTCGGCGTGAACGCCCGAGGACGGTATGCCGACGTGTACGACGACCTGGTGTATTACCTGCGCTCCATCGAGCAGCCCCTCATCATCCTAGACGAGGCGGGCGACCTGCAATACGAGGCCTTCCTCGAGTTGAAAGCTCTGTGGAACGCCACTGAGCGCGCCTGCGCCTGGTACATGATGGGTGCCGACGGATTGAAGGAGAAGATAAACCGCTCCATCGAGTGCAAGAAGGTGGGATACACCGAGATGTTGAGCCGATACGGCGACCGCTACTCGAAGGTTACGCCAGACGACGGCCGCGAGCGCGATGCCTTCCTTGCCGAACAGGCCCGCATCGTGGCCAAGGTGAACGCCCCGACAGGCACGGACATCGCCGCCATCGTACGCCGCACGGGCGGAGGGCTGCGGCGCGTTTACACAGAGATAGAGAAACTTAAACGAGCAAACTGATGGCTAGGACAAGAGCGTACACCCCGCGTGAAGTTGGTGAGAAACGATACAAGACCCTGCCCTGGGATGGTGAGTGGCAACGCGTGTTTGGTCGGCCTGCACTCAACGAGCTGTGGTTTATCAGCGGCGCATCGGCCCAGGGCAAGAGCTCATTCGTTATGCAGCTAGCTAAGAAGCTGTGCGAATACGGCCGCGTGCTGTATGTGAGCGGCGAGGAGGGCATACGCCAGTCGTTTCAACGTCGCCTGCAACTCTTCCGCATGGAAGAGGTAAACCGCCGCTTCTTCATCATCGAAGACACAAGGATAGAGGCACTCACCGAGCGGCTGGCCAAGCACAAGAGCCCCCGTTTCGTGGTGATAGACAGCTTTCAGGTGGCCGAATGGACATACGAAGAGGCAATGGCACTGAAGGCGCGTTTCCCACAGAAGACGTTTATATACGTATCGCAAGAGCACAAGAGCGCCCCGATGGGCAAGCCTGCCGTTCGTCTTCGTTACATTGCCGGCGTTAAGGTGCGCGTGTCGGGCTTCGTCGCGCTCTGTATGGGCCGCGAGAACGAGCATCACGGGCAAGGCTTCGTGGTGTGGGAAGAGGGGGCGGTGAGGTATGGGAACAGCAGTATGAAACAGACATAACAGGTTATTAGGATTTGTATTTTAGCAATATCCCGGTTCGTGAGAATAGGGATATTTTCAAACTGATTTCAACAACATTAAAATATAACGGCTATGGACAAGAAGAAGGCAAGGAGAAGGACGAACATCATCTACAAGTTGCGCAAGAAGGGCGTCCGCGTCGACACGAGGCGGCACACGATAGAATGCGCGGCAGGCGAGGACATCAGCGCAATAGTGCAGGTGCAACGGCTAAGGAGAGAATATAACTTTTACATACAAATAACGATAATATGAACAACCGGATTTACATCAGCGGTGCGATAGCGCACCACGACATCGACGAGCGCAAGGCTGCATTCGCAGCAGCTGCCGAGCGTCTGAAAAGTGAGGGCTATATGCCCGTCAACCCATTCGACAACGGACTGCCCCAGAGCGAAGATTGGCGACGCCACATGCGCGTGGATATCGGCATGTTGTTACAATGCGGCCGCATATACATGTTGCGCGGATGGGAGTTAAGCAAGGGCGCGAAACTGGAACTGGATGTGGCCAGCAGCTGCGGAATAGAGGTTTTATTCGAAACGCATGTGCCATGATACGCGGGAAGTGGGGAAAGATGACGCTCACGGACGAGGAGCGGGTATGGATGGAAGAGCATTTCTCCCAGACGAAGAACGAAGAGGTGGCATGTCGCCTTGGGGTGTCGCTGCGTACAGCAGTGCGTCTGGCGCGCGAGATGGGTTTGGAGAAAAGCGTGGAGTTCGTTCGTGCGATGCAGGCCAATGCCGTTAAGCACGCCGTACGAGCCAACCGTGGACAGGGTAATGCAGGCAAGGCCAATCTGCTGAAATACGGTAAGGCCTACCAGTTTAAGCCTGGCATAGGAAATAATGACCGACTGTCAGCGGAAGCTTTCTCCGAAATGCACCGACGGAGTGCAGAGACACGCAAGCGCACGGTGATGGCCGAACGCCGCCGAGTAGCCTTTGGGTTGGAACAGAAAACCGACCTGCGTGTGATTAAAGCGCCCAAAGCGAAAATATGTCTGCGCAATAGGCTTCGCAAGCGTGGCTATGTGGTGCCCCGCGCATCGTCGGATGCAACGATAGCCGCCGACACGCGTCGCTCGGCAACGTTGGAGCAGCGGGCGGAGAAGATGGGGATTAGGTTTTATTTAACAGAGGGGAGCGAGGTTACTCATGGTACACAAGGGAGATAAATTCAGGGTGCACTGGGTTGGCCACGAGTCGGGCTATGTTGACAGGATCTACGAGGTTGTCGGAATAATTGACGATTGCCACTGTCCACGCCCGGCGTGGCTAACGGGACAACCCGAAACTCTCAGGCCTGTACACTGCCACATATCGGCGCGCCTGGTGCACTCTCCACTAAAGATGCTGGACAATGGGCTGCACTGGTTCAACGACATCGACCCACAGACGCTCCATAGTATAACCAGTTCCGACTTTTGGCTGGAGATTGTCCGGCAGCCGGGAGACCAGTTAAGTTTATTCTAAAAATCAAGACAATGAAGAAGATAATCGAAACAATAATGGCGTGGATGCAAGTATGGCACGAACGCCGCGCACAAGCAATTGAGACACGATGGGTGAAACGGCTCGACCACGAGGCACGACAACGCTTGCAGCTGATGGAACACAATGGGGCTACATACATCTCGATGGACGGCATGCCGCTATTGGAGGCGTCCGACCTGACTAAAAGTCTTACCACCAGCCTTGCACGGGCACGATTGAACTATACCGAATTTAGGGAAGAACAGATGTGGGCTAAGAGACAGATGCATTAAATAACCATAAAAGCAAGAACCATGCCCCCCGAATACAATTACCGCCACTTCTACGCGCTGCTGGCCCGAATGCCCTACGCCGACAAGCAGACGCTGGTATATCAGTACACCAAGGGCCGTACCGACCACCTCGGACAGATGCACCCCGAGGAATACCGTATGATGCTGCGCGACATGAAACGCGTTGTAGACGATGACGAAGCGTCGCGCGAGCTGAAAAAGCGGCGCAGCTCGGTGCTCAAGCTGATGCAACAGCTTGGTGTGGACACCACCCAATGGCCCTGCGTGGACGCCTTCTGTCTGCATCCGCGCATCATGGGCAAGCGCTTTTGCCGCATTTCGGTCGACGAGCTCGAAGACCTGGCCGTAAAGCTGCGCGCCATCAAGCGCAAGGGCGGGCTGAAAGACGAGAGCCCAAATGCGGCACAACCAACACTGAAAGTGAAGTACAACTTTATGATTAACAACAAAAACGACAAGAACAATGAAAAAGGAAATGCTTGAGGGCTTATCGCCCGAGGAAAAAAAAGAATTGCTGGCCACGCTGCAGAACGAGGCCAATGAGGAGAAAAACAACCGCCGACAGGCATACGAAGAGTTGCGCGAGAAGTTTGCGCAAGACGTGCAGGCACGGTTGAATGACGTGGTGACGGCCGTGAGCGGCTTTCGTGAATGGCTGGAAAGCGAAAGCCGCGCCTTCCGCGACGTGATGGCCGAGTACGGTCAGCTGCGCAGCGAGAGCCAGGGCGGTTTCACGATGACGGTGGGCGAGTTCCGCCTGACGGTGGCCGCCAACAAGGTAAAGGGATTTGACGAGCGCGCCGACATGGCGGCCGAACGGCTGGTGGACTACCTGAAACGCTATGTGCAGCAGACCGAGAAGGGAACGGACGACCCGATGTACCAACTGGCCATGACGCTGCTGGAACGAAACAAGAGCGGCGATCTGGACTATAAGAGCATCTCAAAACTGTACGACTTGGAGAGTAGGTTCGACCAAGAGTATGCCGAGATTATGCAGCTCTTCAAAGAAAGTAACGTTGTGCAACGCAACGCGCAAAACTTCTACTTCCACCGGCGTGACGATGTTGGAGTTTGGCGCAAAGTGGAGCCCAGTTTTTGCAGAATGTAACTGCATTGTAACCTGAATGTAAAAAAGTCCCCGCAACGCTTGTTGTTACGGGGACTTTTCATTAATTTTGCATATTATTGTTAACGCACACAACGGTTATGTCAAGAGGGAGAAACAAGGAACTTATAAACGAGCGGGACCGTAAGCTCTTCGAGCGGTTCTACTATTGGAGCGAAGTTAAAAGGCTTCGCTTTGACGACACCATACGCAAGCTCTCGACCGAAGAGTTCTTCCTAGCCGAGGCCACCACGCTGCGCATCGTGCGGCGCATGCTGATGGATGGGGCCACGGTAGACGGGAAGGCCGTGGAGAAGAGTCGGCATCAGGGGTTCAGGTCTTCAGCCGCACGGAGAGAGTCGTGCGCGCAATTGTCCCTGTTTCCCGAGTAACCTCCGAGAGGGCACAGGTGTAAGTTTCCTCGTAAACCTTGATGCCGTGGTTGAATGTAAAGAACCGCGAGCGCGTGCGAATCAGCGCGCCCTCGCTTGATGGCCGAAAGCCCTGCAACAGCGCGTGCAGGGCTTTTCTTTTTTCCTCGCGCTGCATGATGCGGTCTGTTGTCTGGCTGCCTGCGTGGGTGTCATCATAACAATCCAATATGAGGCGAACGCGCACCTCACAGGTTCCGCGCTGTGCGATGTCACCCGTGTCTGTCCATTCCGTACCGGGCAGGTCGATGAGGATGGCGGGAAATGTCAGTGGATACATGTCCAGCTGTTCATTGTCCAGTGCCTCCAACTGTCCGTAGTCTTCGTCAACTGTTCGTGCCCACGGCAATTCGCGGGCAATGTGGGCGATGGTGTTAGCGAGTATCGATTCCATTTCCAATCTCCATTAATGTGTTTAGTATCATTTTCTGTATTTTAACGTTGAGTTCGTGGCTCGGGCCGATGAACTGACGGCGCGGGATGTGTATGGCCGTCTTGCGCGTTAGGGCCAACGCACGCCACGCCTGCGCCATCGGCGGCAGCTCTTTCGGCATTTTCTCACCCTTCTTCACTTTAGCAAGAGAATACGCCATGTGCCAGGCATAGCGGCGCATTTTGGGTGTTATGCCGATGTTTCCACCCTCATTGTGGATGGCGGCATAGGGCCGTGGGTTGGTAACCATCACCGCGCCGGGCATGGCCACGGCATCTATGCTGCGCATCAGGTTGTCGGTGGCTGAGGTCAATGGCTTGTAGGGCGAGCCCGCCTCCTGTCGTCGTGTTTTCTTCCACGGATGGGTGCCGCCATTGGTGAAGCCGCCATCGCGGAAGTTCTGCCGAAAGTGATTCTTGGCGATGACGGCCGCCTTGCGGGGGATGTCCGAGCGCATGGCCTGCTCCACCTGCTGTGGGGCTCGGGCGATGATGTCGGCTATTTGCTTGGCGTTCATTAATTTTCTTGTTAAAAAGTTTGTTCGTAACGAATAAAGTTGTATCTTTGCATTGGTACTGGAGAGCCGGCTTGCCGTCTCCGGAACCTCCAATAACGTTAGGCTGAATAAGCCTAACGTTTTGTTTTGCCCCCATACGTCAGCAACTTATTCTTCCAATGTACGAGTATTACACGTTCCTTTCCACTTTGTGAAAGGTAGCCATTAACAGTTCTATGTATAGTCTCCCTATCAACGAAGCCAGGTATTTCCAGTACGATGTTGTCCGCTTGTTTCTTGGCCTTCTTTATGTGGTTGATGATGGCGTTGTGCTGTTCCTTCGCATTAGCGCCCCTTTTTAAGCCGAACATGGACTTGCCGTCGAAAAGCAGTCCGTTTATCAGGTAGTCGGGGTTCTTTCCCTCTTTAACTCCCTGTGGCAACAATTGTCTGCGCAACATTCTTCCCTGTTCTGTTGTTTGCTCCAACCGTGGCAACAGGTACACCTTTGTCTTCAGCTTGTCGGCAAGAAATTCTGCCAGTCGCTTGTTGTCGTCAAGCTCGTTTTCGCCATGATAAGGGCTTATGAGAACTTGCCCGTGGTGTGTTCGCTTGTAAGAGCCCTCTTCAGGCGGCTGAGCGTTAGGCTCGCCCCATTGTTTGCTTGGCAACTTCGCGTCGATGTACGGGCAGTTGAAGCAATCCTTCTTATGCGCCACGAATACGGCCCGAATGCGGTTCTTAACGCCTCGCGGTTTGTAGTATGGGCATTGAGCGCACTTTTCGGGGAAGTACGGGTGCGTGTCGTTTATCAGGTGACCGTCCTTGCCCGGGTTGTTGTCCAATCCGCGCTGTGGTTGCGGTGCGGGCATCTCCTCCACCACATCGGCAGGCGTGGCGGGGTCGTCCGTGGCTTCGAGCATGCACTTGCAGTTCCAGCGGTCTTGCGGGTGGTGCTTTTCCCAGAACGGATGCTCGATTGGTAAGGTGAGTTTCTTTTCCCAATATGAGCGGTGCGAGGCCTCGGTATCGGGCGATGTGGTGGGCATCCAACGGAGGTTGGGGAAGATGTCCTTGTTTTCAATGAACTCCTGCCAGTCGGCCGCGGCATGTGCGCGCAACACGGCCGTATTGTATTCGGTGCGCAGCCACGCGCCCGTGTGGTGCGAGGCAATCGTACGAATGTCGTTCGACCACTTTTCGAACGGCTTTATATTGCCGTTCGAATCCCGCAGTTTGTCGGCCATCGCCTTGCCCATCGCGTGCACCTTGAAGGCGGCGAACACCTCGTTGCCGTGGCGAACGGCATCAAGAAAGCGGTCGTTGTGTCGCGGTTGGTATTCTCCACGCGTCAGTCCTTCGGCTGCCGCCTCGTTCATTGTGCGTTGCAGTTCGCGCCACATCTTCGGCTCGATTTCTTTGGAGGTGTCAAAACCTTCGTAAATGGTGTGCAGGAAGTCGCCGAGCAAGTCGGCCGAGACCTCCACGCCACCATCGGCGTTGTGGAAATGCGCGTAGCATGTGCACCGCCCGCCACCATAGTAGAGATTGTCAATTAGAAGTCGTTGTCCGCCCCGATGGGTGTCGGGGCTAGGCCGAAAAAACGGCGCAGGGCGTTCTGTGGGGCTTTCTTTGTGTCCGGTTCGGGCTGTTGGGCGAGTTGCTGGCGCAAGGCTGCACGTTCCTCCTCTTTCTTCGTTTTCAGCTCCTGGTAATTCTCGGGCTTTGCGATGCCGAAGGTCTCATATAGGTAGTCGTCATCAATGGGCAGCCCCATAGCGGCACATTTCTGCACGATGTCAATCTGCTGCGCAGTGTCCACCTTCTCCTTCTTGGCGTATACGAACTCGCCCCCGTCGGTATTGAATCCCAGTTCGGTGAAGATGTCGCGCATCTGATAATTGAGAATGTCGAGGATGAAGTCGCGGTCATCGGCATTCATCTCGTCCTCCTCTTCCTTGTGGATTGTGCCCAAAGCCTGCGTGCCCGTTTCTTTTGCGTCGGTTGTGAGGGTATTGCCAAGAACGCGGATGCTAATCTTGCTGTCCCAGTATTCGGCAAACGTTCGGTACAATTCGCTGCTGCCCGTCTTATTGGCCGCCTCGAGCAGTTTCAGCTCACTGTCCTTGGGATGGATGTACACCGCGTTCGTGCCTTGCTGCCGCGCCTCGCGGATGAGCGTCTTGCGCGCCTCCTCATCGCCCGCATCGTAGGTGTACTCGCGTATGGGCATGCCGAATATGTTGCAAAACCTAGCCCAATCGCCCATATTGCCCTTCTTATATAGTACTGCTGGCAGAATTTCGGCGAAGATGCCCAGCCCGCGCTCCGATCCCACGAAAAGCGTATGGGGAAACTCCTCGACAGGCTCGCCGCCCATGTCGCCCTGATGGCGAAGCACACGGCCGTGCACGGGGTCGTAATGCTTTCGGTTGATGGTGTCGAAGCGGATGTTGCCGTCTTCGTCCTTGCGGAACTGCACCAGCGTGAAGCCCCAGAACTCGGAGAGGATGAGTTCCTTGCGCAGCTGTTTGAACCAGGGCGAGCGCAGTTGCCTGTTAATCTCCTCGTCGGGCTTTCCTTCGCGCTGAAATTCGATGGGGATTTGCGTCACTCCGCGCAGCCGCTTCGCCATAACTCCCGTGAGGTGCAGGTCGAAGTTCGCGCTCTCATACAAATCATACAATCGCACGCGGTTGCTGTAATCGATGCCGCGCGCTGAGGTGACGGCATTCATGTAATGCTGCAGGTTGAAGTGGAACAATTCCGGCATTTGCAACACCACGTCGGGCTGGCGTTCTCCCGGGGCGGAGAGCATCCCGCCCTGCGTTATTCGGCGGCCTTGTGCGCGCCTTTGTTTCAGGTTCTTCATCTTTACCATTTTTTGTTTTTTCACTTATAAGAGCGTTGGGCGCACCTCATCCGCCTTTATCTGCCATCGACTCTTGTCCTCTACTTCTTCTGCCGGCAACAGCGGCGCGCCGTCAATTGTCACGTCTCCGCGCATCACGCCCTTGAGCCACTCCACCGCCCGGTCATAGCGGTCCTGCCTTATCTTCGATATCTTATAAGGGTTGTGCTGGCAGAATATGTGGTAGATGGCGATGTCCAGGGCGAACATCAGCACCAGGGCGTGTCGTTCTGTGCCCTGCGCCAAGAAAATCTTGTCGCAGTCGTACTTCTTATTGAGATACGAGCGCATCTCCATGACGGCGCGGTCTTCACATATCTCGACAATCTGCGGGTCGTAGTCGGCCGTGCCTTGCCGCAATAGGCTGTCGAGTATCTCGCGATGTATGCTCGCATCGTAGTCGGTTATGTCTATGAAATTGCTCATGTTACATCATAAATGGGTTGTCCTTATTCAAATCTTCATCGTTAAGGGCGATGGTGTAGGTGGGTTCCAGTTCGCCCGTCTTCCGGTCTACCATCGTAACGGCCCCCTCCACGGCATCTGGGCCGTCTGCGGGGTAAGGCAGGGTGAGCTCGAAGAGCTTGAACTGGTTGATGAGCTCTTGCATGTGCGGATTGTCCTTTTCCTCCTCGTTGAAAACCCATGCGCCCAGCCGGTCGAGCGGTTCTAGGTTGGCTTCTATACGTGTTGCCTTGTCCGTCTTCTTGCGCGTGTCCTCGCGAATGAAGAGCTGCACCTTGCGCTTGGCGCACTCGTCGCGCAGCAAGGGTTTGAACACCTGCTGGTAGAACGGGTCTTGCAGCTTGTTGTTCTCGATGTACCAATAGACGTTGGCCTTACCTGCCACGTACTTGTCGAGTTCAAAGTACCAGCCGATGAACTCGGCGTTTGTCTCGCGCGCCAGGAAGCCTTTAATAACGTAGTACACGCCCTTGTACTTGCCCACCAGCCACAAGGCCTTGGTGGAGCTGCCTTTCTTCTTGCTGTCCGAATATGCGGGGTCGCCATAGCCGATGAGGAAGCGGAACTTCTTTAATGGCGGCACCTTGCCCCAGGGCAGATTCTTGAATATCTTGCCCTCGGCCACGGGGTTGTTGAAGTACTCGCCTTGCTGGGCGCGCGCCGAAATCTTCGAGAGTATGCGGTCTATCTGCTCTTCGGTGTTCTTCTGCGGCCACGTGCTGCGCCCGTGCCTGTCGCGGATGTTCACAACTTCCCAACTGTTGGCGAGCTTGCCCGCACGCGTTATGCAACAATCCTTGGCGATTATGTTGCCGCACCAAAGCACCAGCGTGGGCTCGGATATTGAGCGCGTGGGGTACAATGCCTGTTCTGCCCATTGCCATTTCTTGTCGAGCGTCACCGGATTGCGGCAGTCCTCGTCCGTGTCGTAGTCGTCGAAATAGATAACATCAGGGCGAATAGCCTCGTTGCGCATTCCGCGTGGTGCGGAGCCTGCGCCCAGGGCTATGAATTTCGCGCCGCATGCGCATGAGAACTCGCGGTCTGTCCACATGCCCAGCACCTCCTGCTTTCCATAGAACTGCCGTATGCGCGAGTTCTTCTCGAAATTAATCTTATATGGTGCGAGCAGGCGTTCGGCCGCGTCGATAGTGGCCGAAGCCAAGGCCACGAACCTCTTACGTTTGGTCAACGTTAGGTACATTAGCACGAACATTGCCACGGTGGACTTCGCCAACTCGCGAGACCATGACAACACTTCGTACCACTCGCCGTTAGCTACTAGACGCCGTATGGCCTTGATGTGGAATGGGGCGAACTCGTACTTTGCGTAGGTCGGGAAGAAGTATATGATCCACGCCACGGGGTCGCTCTCAAGTTCCATCCTCTTCTTGTCGATGTCGTAACGTGAGAGACTCTCGTCGACGTCGATGTCCTTGGCGAGGCCCTCGTTATACCTGCGCCAAATCTCCAATGCCTGTTTGTCCGACAGCCTGTTCATGCCTTGCCTCTGTTTGCTTGGTCCTTGATGAACGCGTCAAAGAGCGTGTTGAACTGTTTTGCCGCTTCTATGTCAAGCGGGCGTAGCCATGAAAGGAAACGCATGGCCACGGAGACACAATCGGGCACGCCGATGTCAGCCTCAAGCTTCTTGATCGCCCCAGCCAGTTTGGCTAGCGCATCGGCCTCAGGGGGCGTTGCATAACGTTGCCCCTCGTCGCGCGCGGCGATAGCGTTGTTAATCTCGATTATCTGTCTGCTCCATTGTGAGATTATCTGTGCAGGGGTGATGGCCACGGAAGCTTTCAGCGTGTCCCAGTTCTCCGCCTTCACCCAGCGGTTTACCGTCTGGCGCGTGGTGCCCACCTTGTCGGCAATTTCTTCTTGTGTATAATTCCCGTCCAGGTACAGCGACTTGGCGATACCCTTCTTGTCAATGTTTGTCCTTGTCATTCCATTTCCTTTTTGCATTTGCAAATTTCCTGCTTTTTCGCCAATGAATAAAATTACCTTTTCGCCATATCTAGCTGAACGGCAATGATGTGCGTTCAGTTTCCTATGGCGTAATCGCGATTTTTCGGGTTCGTTTTTTCAGTTTAATTTTGCCGAAAAATCAAAATACGGTGCAAAAGAAATTTTTCAACATAATTCCCAGTGACGGCGAAGTGGCCATACTCTTATATGGCGACGTGGGCGACGGGCAGCGCGTGGACAGCGGCCGCGTGGTGGCCGAACTGATGGCACTCGCGGAGCAATACAAGAAGATAGACGTGCGCATCAACAGCCGCGGCGGTGACGTGTTCAGCGGCATCGCGATATATAATGCATTGCGCACGAGCAAGGCGGACATCACTGTCTATATCGACGGAGTGGCGGCGAGCATTGCGGGCATTATCGCGCTGTGCGGCAAGCCCCTGTACATGTCGCCATACGCCAAGCTGATGCTTCACGCCGTTAGCGGCGGCACATGGGGCAACGCATCGGAGCTGCGCCAGATGGCCGAGGTTATGGAAAATCTACAAGGCGATCTCGCCTCGATGATTGCCGGACGGTGCGGGATGAAGAAGGACGAAGTGCTTGCGAAGTACTTCGACGAGAAGGACCACTGGATATCCGCACAGGAGGCGTTGGATATGAAACTCATCGACGGGATATACGACATGGCCGACGAGGCAGTGGACACTGCGTCCTCTGACGATATTTACACGTATTTCAACAACCGGCTGAGAAATCAGCCACAAAACAAAGACAAAGGAATGGCATTATTAGAATCTTTGAAAAGTGGCATCCCCTCGTTCGCTAATCTGGCTGACGAGAATGCCGTACTCGCGCACGCTCGCGAATTGGAGAACAAGGCCGCCAAGGCCGATGCCCTAGCGCAAGCCGTTGAGGGCTACAAGAAGAAACTGCAGGACGTTGAGGACAAGGAAATCGCAGCCGTCGTAGACAAGGCTGTGGCCGAACGACGCATCACCGCCGAACAGAAAGGGCACTTCATGCCCTTGATGAAGACCGACCGCGAAAATACCGAGAAACTGCTGGCCAGCATGAAGGCTCAACCTTCCCGTCGCATCGTGGACGTTTACCGCGAGGGCGCGAGCACGCCTGCCAACCTGGCCGACAAGAGCTGGGACGAACTGGACAAGGCAGGCCAGCTCTCGGAACTGCGCAATGCGGACCTCGCCGCGTTCAAGGCGAAATATAAGGAGAAATTCGGTCTCGAATATAAGGAATAAAACCGTATTAGAACAACATTAAAACGACATTAGAATGGCATTGAATATCAGTATTTGGCAGACTACGCTTGTTGAGAACTTCTATCCCGACAACGGTTTTGCATCAAAATCGGTGGACGACTCCGCATTCGTGAGTGCCCACAAGGTTATCATCCCCAACGCCGGCGCGCCCTCGAAGGTGCAGAAGAACCGAACGGTGAAGCCCGCATCGGTGAACCAGCGCACAGACAACGATTTGGAATACGAGATTGACGAGCTAACCACCGACCCGATCTACATTCCGAACATCGACACTGTGGAGCTCTCGTACGACAAGCGTACGTCCATCATCAGCAATGACCGCGCTCAGCTTCAAGACGAAGCGCACCTGAACCTGCTCGAACGGTGGGGCAAGGGCGTGCCTGCGTCCAACGTGCTGCTTACCACTGGCACAACGGAGCGAAACGCTCACACTTCAGATACGGCCACAGGCAAGCGCAAGCGTATTACCAAGGAAGACCTGTTGGCCATCATGACGCGCATGGACGCAGACAACGTGCCCGAAGAGGGGCGTTACCTGCTGCTTGACGCGTACATGTACGCCGACTTGTTGGCCGACCTCTCTGAGAGCGACAAGTGGATGTTCCAAAATTCTGCAAACATGCAGACTGGCGTATTGGGTAATCTTTACGGGCTCAACATCATGAAGCGCAGCAAGGTTCTCCGTGTGAAGAACGACAAGACGCTGCTGCCCTGGGGTGAGGATGCCGTTGCAGGCGAGCTAGCCGCCGCGCTGGCTTGGCATGAAAAATCGGTGAGCCGTGCCCTTGGAGAAGTTAAGATGTTCGACTCGACTAACAATCCGCTCTACTACGGTGATATTTATTCGTTCTTGCTCCGCACAGGCGGCTCGGTGCGCCGTTACGACAAGAAGGGTGTATATCTGTTGGCCGAGGCTGTTAAATAAGAAAGGAGTGGCGTATGTTACCAAGAATTAAGATTCAGTTTTTAAACGGTCAGCTGGGTACCGTTGGTGAGAGCCCCGACGGCCTGTTCGCCCTGGTGTGCGGGGTGGCCGCCGTGGCCAAGACGATGGAGCTTGACAAGGCCTACGCGCTGCGCTCGTTCGACGACCTGGCGAAGCTGGGCGTGACGGCCGAGAACAACCCCCGCCTGCATAAGCACGTGAAGGAGTTCTACACCGAGACCGAGGAGGGTACGAAACTCGTCATCTTCCCTGTGGACAAGACGAAGACGTTCACCGAGCTGCTCGACAAGGAAACGGGCGTTGTCAAGGAACTCGTCACTGCGCAGAACGGTGCGTTGCGTGGCATATTCGTGGCCGGCGACGGCCGTGAGGCGACCCTTACCACCAATGGGCTGGATGATGACCTCTTCACCGCCTTGCCCAAGGCGCAGCAGCTGGCCGAATGGGCCACGACGCAGCTCTACGCCCCGCTCTTCATCGTGTTGGAGGCGCGCGGCTACAAGGGCGGTGCGGTGAAAGACCTGCACGGCGAGGCCTACAACCGCGTGGGCGTGCTCATCGGCGACACGGTGAAGGCATCCGAGGGCGCGGCAGTGGGTGTAATGGCCGGGCGACTGGCCTCCGTACCCGTGCAGCGCAACATCGGCCGCGTGAAGGACGGCGCGTTGAAACCGATAGTCATGTACATCGGCGAGAAGCCCGTGGAGGAGAATGCCTCGGCCGTAAGCGACCTATACGATGCCGGCTACATCACCCCGCGCAAGTACGTGGGCAAGGCCGGCTACTTCTTCACCGACGACCGCCTGGCGTGCGTGCCTACAGACGACTACGCCCACATCACCGCGCGGCGTACCATCGACAAGGCCTACCGCATCGCCTATGCCGCGCTCCTCGACCTGATGCTGGATGAACTCCCCGTGAACGAGGACGGCACGCTCCAGCACGGCATCATCATGGCCTGGCAGCAAATGATGGAAAATGCCGTCAACCGCGCCATGACAGCGCAGGGCGAACTCTCCGCAGATGCCGACGGTGCGGGATGCAAGGCCTACATCGACCCAAAACAGAACGTGCTGGCTACGTCGAAGGTGGAACTCACGCTAAAAGTGCGCCCCTTCGGATACGCGCGCTATGTGGACGTCAAGCTTGGATTCCAGGTTGAAACGGCAGGTAAGTAACATTTCGTGGGTGGGCATCGCGCCCACTCACCTCACACTTCAAACTAAAAGTCTATGTTCAACAGCAGAGAATACGAATGGGCGGACATCTCCGTAGTGATGGGCGGACGGCCCATTACCGGAATCCGCGGCATCAAGTACAACATCAAGAAAGAGAAGGAACTGCTATATGCGAAGGGCAACCGCCCGCACGCGGTACAGAGCGGCAACTACGACTATAGCGGTGAGATAACGCTGTTGCAGAGTGAGTATCTCGCCCTGCGCGAGGCGGCCAAGGGCGACATTCTCGCCGCCCAGCTCGATGTGGTGGTGGCATACGGCAACCCCACCCGCGGAGACGCCATCTCCACCGACATACTGGTGGGCGTGGAGTTCACAGAAGACAACACCGAATGGAAGCAGGGGGACAAGTTCCAAGAAAAAACCATCCCCTTCGTCTTCATCGATAAGAAATAGGCATAACCCAAACACCGAGATTATGAAATATACGAAACAACAGATTGAGGAGTGGAAGGCCAAGCACGGCGAACTCTTCGAGATTACCGTCGACGGGAAGAGTTGCATACTGCACCGTCCAACGCGTCAGAACCTGAGCTACGTCAGCGTGTTGACAGATCCCGTCAAGATGACCGAAGTCATGCTCAACCAGCTCTGGGTGGCGGGCGATGAGGAGATCAAGACAAAAGACGATCTCTTCCTCGCAGCAAGTCAGAAGATGCAGAAGGTTCTTGAAGTGAAGGAGGCCGAGATAAAAAAGCTCTAGAGGACGCCGATGTGGACATCTCCGACGGCGTGGACGTCCTCTTCTTCAACACCGTGATGCGTTATTATCTACACCTCGACCCCGATACGCTTTCGGACGAGGAGTGGGCCCACACGTACAAGTACCTAGGCGAGATTAGAAAAGCGGAAGCAAAAGCGAAAGGCGATGGATAATGTATTGAAGTTCCTCATCAAGCTCAAGGCCGACAAGGGCAATGTCGTGTCGGTGGCCAGGCAGACCGAACAACAGCTGGATGCCATCAACCGAAAAGCATCGGTTGTCGGGCGCGGCTTGCGGAAGGCGTTCTCGTTGGACGGGTTCAAGGGCTCGCTCATGGCCATACCAGGCATGCAATTCCTGATGAACCCATACACGATGATAGGTGCTGGCATCGGGGCGATGGTGCGGCTGGGCGCGCAAGCGGAGAGCGTGAACGTGGCCTTCACCACGCTGGTGGGCAGCGAGCGTAAGGCCGCCGAGATGCTTGGGCAGATAAACGACTTCGCCTCACGCTCGCCTTTCGGCAAGATGGATCTCACCCAGAGCGCGCAGACCATGCTCAACTTCGGTGTCGAGACGGGCAAGGTGCTGCCGCTGCTGCGCCAGCTGGGCGACATATCGGGCGGCGACAAGGATAAGATGTCGGCCCTCTCGCTGGTGATGGGCCAGGTGTCGAGCACGGGCTACCTGATGGGGCAAGACCTTCTGCAGTTCATCAACGCGGGGTTCAACCCCATACAGGAACTGTCACAGATGACCGGCATATCCGTCGACAAGCTCAAGGATAAGATGGCTAAGGGGCAGATAACGTATCGGAATGTGGAACAAGCCATAGCCCATGCCACTGATGCGGGCGGCAAGTTCAACGGCATGATGGACAAGCAGAGCCAGACGCTCTCGGGCAAGTTCAGCACGCTGATGGACATAGTGAAGCAGGGTGCAATAGGCCTATCGCAGAGTGTCAACACGCCCATCGCCGAGGTTGTGGACAAGATAACGGCCGCCATCCCGAAGGTCTTCGCCGTATTGCAGTCCGTGTTCTCGGCCATCGCGGCAGGCATAGGCTTCGTTGTCCGCTTCCGCACGGCGTTCATGCTGTTGGGCGGTGCGGTGCTCACGGTGTGGGCCGTCTTCCGAACCTACACGATGGCCCTGGCCGCCTACCAGGCCATAACCACGCTGGTGACGGCGGCAACGAAAATATGGACGGCCGCGCAGTGGCTGCTCAACATGGCCATGACGGCCAACCCCATAGGCCTTATCGTCGTGGGCGTGGCCGCGCTTATCGCCGTCGTGGCCTACTGCTGGACGAAGTTCGCCGGCTTCCGCGCATTTCTCATCACAATGTGGGACGTGTGGCGCAAGTTCGGCGAGCTGATCAAGACCTACGTGGTGGACCGCATCAAGGAGCTTATCCGCGGCGTGGGGCTGCTATCCAAGGCGTTCTCCAAACTCTTCTCGGGCGACTTCAAAGGCGCGGCCGCCGACTTCGCCGCTGGCATGAAGAACGTTTCAGGCGTGAACAGTGCGGTTTCCCTTGTGAAGAACACCGCAGCAACCGTTCGTGGCATCGGCGGCACGTTTCAGAAGAACCTGGCCGCAGAGCGCGCCAAGGACAAGCAGAAGGAGAAGAAAGGCGAACGCTCAGCCATCTCAACGCCAGGGCTAAAAGGGAGTGCGGCTGTCGAAAATGTGGTTTTTGGTACAGGTAAGGGCGACGGCAAGAAAGCCAAAGGCAAGAAGGGCCGCCGCTCGGCCGAGGAGATCGCCACAGGCGGCCGACGCTCCACGGCAATCACAATGAACATCTCCAAGTTTTTCGACACTTTGCACGTTCACATGACGGATAAGGCCGATACGGCCGAACTGGAAAGGATAGTTGTGCAAAGTATGAACCGCGCGCTGGCCATCGCTACAAGCACCGACCGCGGGTAATCTTGTCAACCCGTCAACTTGTCAACCCGTAAACTCGTAAACCCGTAAACTCATGAACACCGTAACGCGCTTCGCATTGGAAAACTTGGCACTCCGCATCACGGGCGGCAAGATACCTCCCTACTGGCTGTTCCGCGATGCGGGCATCCGCCAAGTTGACGATGGCGACTACTCCGCCATCCGCACCATGAGCGACGAAGCCCTGGCCGACCTGGTGAGGACCAACGCCCTGGGGCTGCCGATGGCCATGCCGCTTAGCCTGAAACTGGAAGAGCCCGGCGCACAAGAGTGGCTGCTGCCGTTCGAGCCGATGGTAAGCATCACGGGCAGACACATCATCAAGCGGCGGCAGGTGAACAAGGGGCAAATCCGCGGCTCGATAAAGGAGCGATGGGCGCAAGACGACTACGACATAACCATCGAGGGCGTGCTTATCGGCACCGACGGCCGATACCCTTCGGCCGACGTGGCTCGGCTCAAGAACTTCTGCGAGGCAGCCTCCGTTACGGCCCTCTCGCCGCTATTGGAGGTGTTCGGTATCTCGCGCCTGGTCATCGAGAGCTGGGAAATGCCGTTCACCGCTGGTGTGGCCAACCAGAACTACTCCATTAAGGCGTACAGCGACGACATATACAAGTTGCTGCTAGGCATGAACGAATAACTCATAGACTCATCGACCCAAGAACTCACCACATGTACACAATGGCATACGACATAACCATCGGCAATTACAAGCTCGGCATGCTCGCCGCGGTTAGCGTGCACAAGAGCGTGGAGCTCTTGGCCGACACGTGCGAGATAACCTTGCCGGCGGCGCAGCTCAACCTGGCACTCGATGTGGAGAGCCGCATAAGGCGTGGCGACCGCGTGACGGTGAAGTTCGGATACAAGGAGACGGGGCTGGTGAAGGAGTTCTGCGGATGGCTGCAGCGCATAGACACTGACGGGGGCGACATCAAGCTGTTCTGTGAGGACGACTTGTTCACGTTCAGGAAAGACATCCCCAATGAGGTCCTCAAAAAAGTGTCGCTCTCCGAGCTGCTAGCCCATATAATAAAGGGTGTGGGCAAGGACTATAAGGTCAATTGTACCTACACATGGACTTACGCCAAGTTCGTCATCCACGACGCCACCGGCTACGACGTGTTGAAGAAGGTGCAGGAAGAGTGCGGCGCGGATATCTACCTGCAAGACGGCACGCTGCACATTCATCCCCCGGGCGAGGTGACGGGCGCAGAGCGGCGATACGACTTCGCCCTGAATATTGAAGAAACCGACCTCACCTATCGGCGCGCCGAAGACAAGAAGGTGCGCGTAGTCGTCAAGGCCTTGATGCCCGACGGCAAGGTGAAGGAGATGGAGTTTGGCAGCACGGGCGGCGAGAAGGTTGAAGTGAAAAGCCACGCATCCGATGATGCTTCGATGAAAGCACGCGGCGAGGCTGAAGTTCGCCGCCGCAGTTTCGACGGTTACGACGGCAGCATCACCACCTGGTTGGTGCCGCAATGCGTGCCGGGCGATACGGCCACGCTGCACGACGCCGACTATCCGCACAAAGACGGCACGTATTACGTGCGAGCCGTCACCACGGAGTTCTCCGAGGACGGCGGCGTGCGGAAGGTAGAACTCGGATTCAGGTTAAGCTAAGTGCAAGATGGACAACTACAAGGAACTGGCTGGATTGGTCAAGGCAGCAGCCGGCAAGGCGCAGCTCACGCTGATGCAGGGCGTCGTTCGCAAGGTTAGCGGCCTAACCTGCGAGGTGGAGATTGGTGGCATCGCTGTACCCGACGTACGGTTGCGTGCCTCCGAGGCTGCAACAGACGCGCAGATGCTGATAACGCCCAAGATGGGCACGGCGGTGATTGTAGGCAGCCTCTCTGGCGACCTCACCCAGTTGGTGGTGTTGGCCGTGGACCAGATAGAAAGTATCACAATAAACGGTGGTAAGCTTGGTGGACTCATCAACATTGAGCCGCTCACGCAAAAGATTAACGACCTGGTACGGGCATTCAACAGTCACACCCACCAGGGCTTTCACGGGCCGACGGGGCCGCCGCTCAAGACGGCACAACCGCTGAACCGCAACGATTACGAAGATACGAAAATAAAGCATTAGGCAATGAATGGCATACAGCTGACGGACTTCGCCCCCGCCATACGCGTGCGGCGAGACGAACAAGGCAAGATAACCTCGGGTCTGCGCGTGGGTGACACGCTGCGTCAGAACCAGGCACTCATACTGGCGCTGAACAAAGGCGAGTTGAAAGAACGCCCTGCCGTGGGCTGCGGCATCGCCGACATGCTGATGGACCACGACCCTCTATATTGGCGCACACTCATACGCGAGCAGTTGGAGATGGACCGCCAGAAAGTGAACAACATTAGAATTACGCCGAAAGGCATCGAGATAGACGCAACATACTAAAAACAACATAACATGATAGAACATTTCTTACAAAAACTTTCCGAGGCACTCTCCACCATGTGGGGGTGGCTGCTGTGCGCAGCCTTACTGGTTATGAATTTCATCGTCGGGTACGAGAAGATGGTGGGCTTTACCGTCATGGCCATCGTGCTGGATGCCGTGTGGGGCATTGCAGCGAGCCTAATCCAAAAGCGATTCGCACTGAGCGAATTGGCGCGTGACACATTCGCCAAACTCGCCGTATATGGCACTGCCGTATTCGTCTTCATCCTGGTAGACAAGCTGGCGGGCATCAGCGGCGGGCTGACCACGAGCGTCATCTGCATCGGCATCATCCTGGTTGAGCTGTGGAGCATGTCGGCCAGCATGCTCATCTGCTTCCCAAACATGCCTTTCTTGAAGATACTGAAGAAAGCCTTGGCAGGGGAAATTGCGAGCAAACTGAACGTGAAACCGGAAGACGTTACGGCGGCATTGGACACATTACACACGAAGAAAAATGAGAGACATTAAGTATATCGTGGTACACGCCACAGGCGGTTCGCCACAAACCACAATAAAGGAGTTGCTGTTGGTGTTTAAGGGGCTAGGCTGGAAGAACCCGGGCTACCATTACGTGGTGGCAGCCGACGGCACGATAACGCAGCTGTTGGGTGAAGACAAGGTGAGCAACGGCGTGAGAGGTTACAACCGCATGCTCATCAACGTGGCCTACATCGGCGGACTGGACGCCAAGGGCAAGTACGCGGACACGCGCACTCCCGAACAGAAGGAGGCCCTGCGCAAACTGCTGGGCATGCTTCATAAGAAGTATCCGGCCGCCGAGATACGCGGACATCGCGACTTTTCGCCAGACCTGAACCACAACGGCATCATAGAAACATGGGAGTTTATAAAGGCCTGCCCTTGTTTCGATGCAAAAAAAGAATATAAGGACATTTAAGCCCAAGTGCAATGAAACACATATTATATATACTCGCATTAATCGTGCTGCTGGCCTCGTGTCGCACGACAAGGACCGTCACTCGCAATCAGGAGGTGGACGTTCGCCAGCGCGACTCGCTCGTGGTGCGCGACAGCGTGGTGCTGCGCTACGTCACCGCCACGCGCGACAGCGTTACCATCCGCGACAGCGTGGTGGTGGTAAAAGACAGTTCGGGCAGGGTGATAGCCACCGAGCGGCACCGCATCAGCGAGCGAATGCGCGACACGCGGGCCGACAACTCGGCCACGGCCACGCGCGACAAGACACACGACAAGGGTGTTAGCACGCATGTGAAGGAAAAGGTAACGGACTCGAAATCCGGCTGGCCTACCCTAGGTACGATAATGGACATCGTGGGGTGGATATCCTTCATATTGTTCCTCATTCTTTTCGCACGCAAGTTATGGAAACGACGGTAAGGGACGGCCAGACATTGTCCGATATCGCCGTGCAGGAGTACGGCTCACTCGAAGCGGTGGTGCGGTTGGCACTCGACAACGGCATGGCCGTTAGCGACACGCCGTCCACGGGCAAGTCCCTAAACCTTCACGAGGGTGAGTACAACCGTCCCATGCGGCTCTATTGCCAGGCACACGGCATCGCCCCGGCCACGCTGCGCGGTGATGGCGGAACGAGGGCGCGCATATTCAATGAGACGTTCAACGACACATTCAACTAAACCCAACTCAATGGCACGCACGATAGCAGAAATAAAGCGCACGATGACCGATGCATTCATGGCCAACGCCACGCTGCGCGAGATATACGGACTGGCGGAGGGCGACACCTTCGAGGGCAGTTTCTCGGCGGTGAGCCTGGAGAGCATCCTTTTCTTCATCGTGGCGGCATGCTGCCACGTGATGGAAGCCCTGTTCGACCGCCACCGACTGGATGTGGACGACAAGATAAGCCGCGCCGTTGTGGCCAGCGTGCCGTGGTACTATAAGGTGGCTCGGCAGTTCCAATATGGTGATGCACTAGTTTTTGACGAGGGCACCTCGCAATGGCGTTACCCCACCGTCGACGAGAAGAAACGGCTGGTGCGTTACGTGGCCGTGCGCGACCGCGGCACGAGCATACAGGTATTGGCCTCGGCCGATAAAAATGGGCTGCCCGAACCGCTTTCGGCCGATGTTCTAACGGCGTTCAAACACTATATGAACCGCGTTAAGATTGCGGGTGTGGTACTCAACGTTCGTTCGCTGCCCGCCGACAGCATTCAGGTGAGGGCTACGGTGCAGGTGGACCCGCTTATCCTTAGTGCGAACGGAACAAGGAACGGCGATGGGGCGAAACCCGTCGAAGATGCAATAAATGTCTACCTGCGCGGTATCACTTATGGCGGTACGTTCAACAAAACGCGTCTTGTTGATGCTATCCAAGCCGTGGAGGGCGTTGTCGACGTGACATTGGCCGAATGTCTTTACAAAACGGCCGCCGACACAGATTACCGACCCGTGGTTGGAAATAACTATACGGCAGTGGGTGGCAGTTTCGTTGCTGTTGGACTTCAAAACTCTATAAGATATGTGGTATGACGTAGACTTCAACCGATGGGCTGTGCAGCTGCTGCCGCCCATATTGCGCAGCCGAGTGCTGGTGGCCTTGCTCCGCATCCTCATCCTCCCCCTGGCCTATCTGCACCGCCTCTTCACGGATTATCGCAAGAAAGTGGCCGACAGGCTCGACATCACGGCCAGCGTGCAAGACATCGAACGCGCGCTTAACCGCCGATTCTTCTTGCGAAACAGACAGATATACATCGAATCCGAATCCGACGACCGGCATCCATGCCTATACTTCCAGGCAGAGGGCAAGCCGCCCACATTCCTAAACCCACGCATGACGTTATGGATGGACGGCGAAGTGCCAAGCAAGCCAAACTTCACAATATTTGTCCCCAGTTTTCTTGTCTCGTCACTCAATTCCGAAGAAGACCGCCACAAGGGGCGACACCTCGCGGAGATCATACGCATTGTCGAACTATATAAACCGGCTGGCCGCCGTTATCACATAAACATATACGAATATGAATAGACTTCTTTTCAATGAGGGTGGACAACCCATATTCCTGGACGATATCAAGCTGTTGCAAGACAATGACGCTGGCTTCAATCGGCAGTTCCTAAATGCCATAAGCGGGAAATCCTCCGCATTCTTGCTTCAACATTTGGAGATGAAACCATTATCCGTAGATCAGGAGAAGTTGACGACGACGGCCAAGATTTTCGCGAATTCTGTTGTTCTGTCTGGTGAAATAATAGACTTCCCGGAAACAACGGTAACGGTTCGGACTTGGAACGACCCGGTATACGTCTGTGTCACAGAGACAGAAAATGAAGGGCGAGAATTCGAAGACGGGCAGGAAAGGCCATGCAGGCTGTCAAGGCAGGCATACATAAGTACAAGTAAGGATGGTGCCAAGGTTTCCTACAACGTTCTCGAACTCCCGACATTGACCGAGCTTTTACGGAGAAACCTTGGCTTGGGGGGCGTAGACACTTGGAAAAACATTCCTGTTACGTTCTTCAATGGATACACTGGGCAAGTGCAATATCAGAAACAGGGCGGTTCCACACGCATAAAGGTCAAGATAAGCAGCATGAAGGGTGAATGGGATGCCATGCCCGGAAAGGGAATCCTTTTTGAAGTGGACCCCCAAGTTGGTTCGTTTTTAAACAGGAAATGGAGTGGAACTTTTGGAACTGGTGGAGACGATGGCTCACACCTATGCGCCTTAGAGTTTTACGACGGGAAATGTTCTCTTAGAGACCTGCGAGAACTTTCAGGTGCATCTGATGTCCTGGACTCTCCCATAGAATGTCCTGTTTCACTGATTTTTGAAATAATAGAATAAGTATGGCAACGACGATATACGAACTCCAAGCCCGTGCCAAAGCCCTGCGCGAGAAAACGCAGGAGGGCAGCATCACCCCCGAAGAGGTGGGCGGGCTGATAGCCGACACCCTGGCCCTACTGGCCGACGTGGAACAGACGGCGGGAAGTTTGCGCGTGAGCAAGGTCTACGCCTCCAAGGCAGAGATGGAGGCGGACACCGCCCCAGAGGATGCGCACCACCAGCCGCTCAAGGCTGGGCAGCTTGTGGCCATACACGCCGAAGGCGACAGCCCGGACAACGGCAACATCTACGTTTACCTCGCTCCAGGTTGGAAGCTTATCGGCAACCTCAACCGCGTGGCCATCGGCGAAGACCTGGGGCAGGCCTATCCTGGCACGAAAGGCAAGAGGCTGGCAGAAGACTTGAACAACGAGCGTATCGAGCGAACCGACAACGACGCCGCCCTGCAACGCGCCATCGCCAATGAGACGGACAGCCGCAGACAAGCCCTTACCGAACAGGCCGAAACCCTGCGCCGCGAGACCAGCACGGCCGTGGCGAACGAAGCCTCCGCCCGCGATAGGGAACTGACGTCCATCAGGCAGAGCATTCGTGACGTTCAAGGTAGCATCGGTGGCGTGGAGGGATTCAAGCATGCTTTCGTAACTGAAGAAGAATATAACCGGAAGTTGCAGGCGGGGGAACTCGACCCAGACCGCTGCTACTTCATAGAAGAATAAGCATGATACGCAAGAATAACCATCAAGCGGCAGCCGTGTATTACGGAACGAGGGCGATAGCCGCCGTATATCGTGGCGTGCGACTCGTATGGACAGCCATACGCAGCTGCTTCGGCTCGGGCGTGTGGTTGGGAGAAAAGAATTGGGTTGACAACGAAAATTGGAAATAGACATGGCCAACGGAATAGACAAGAAGATAAACGACCTCGCCACAGCCTGGCAGGGATATAAGGGAACGCGCATCGAGGAATTCTTGAAAGAATACCTCTCGAAACTCGAGGGCGTGAAATTCGGTTTTGTGAACATCGAGAGCGGCGAGAACTCACTGCAAACGATACGGTTCTTCCGCGACGAGCATGCGTATGCCGATTGGTTTGCCGACCGCACGGCGAACGCCGACCGCGTGTTGGGCGAGTTCTCGCTGTACAGCAATAAGCCCGTGGAGAGTTACACCATGCGCGCCATCATCACGCGCTATCCTGCGGCCAACATGGCGCGCGGCGCGCAAAACGCCGTGAGCCTGGCATACAATTGCTATTGGGGCGACAACCCCGCCGACCGCGACACGCAGGACGGTACGGCCACGGTGGAGGTGAACGGCGTGGCAGCCCCCGCGCTGACGCGCCAGCTCAAGGCCAGCGGCACGGCCACGGCCAACGTCTACACCTTCGAGTTGGGTGACTTGCTCACGGCCGAGACCAACGAGGTGAAGCTGCGCGTGACCAACGCGCACGGTGCGGAGAAGGTATTCACCTTCAACATCAACACATACAGCCTCACGTTGGAGTTCGACCCCGCATACGACGAGAGCCAGGTGCAGACGTCGCGCTGGTCGCTGCGCGTGCTGTGCCAGGGCGTGCCGGCTACGGTGTATTGCCGCATACAGGACGGCGGTCGCACCGACACGCTAACAAAGAGCATCCACAACTCCTCGGGCGAGTTCGTCATCGACGAACAGCACCGCTACGGCAGCGGCGCGCACGCCATCACGTTGTGGGCCGAGAATAAGGAACTGGGCCTCCGCACGCCCGACATCACTACCACTTATATTAAGGCCTCTTCCGGTCCTGGTGGCGTGGCTGCACTTTGTTTCGGAAAGGGCATCCCCACCACGGCGCGCCAGTTCAGCGTGGCAAGGCTGCCATACTACTTCTACTTGCCCGATGAGGATGCAGGTACGGCCGTATCGGTGAAGGCCGAGCTGCTGTACGGCGGCGGACAGAACGTGCGCCAGCTATCCGTCCAGCAGGTAACGCTGAACCCGGACCACGGAAGCGGCCTGCAAACGCTCAATGTGGCGTTCGACGAGGCCGAGTACCTGCCCGAGGTGACGGTGCGCATATCCGTGGGCGGCGTATCGGCCGAATGTAAGATAAGGGTTCAAGGGCTTGGCATCGACCTCGCACCTGCCGACGAATGCAAGGTGTACCTGCCCATGCGTGGCAGGGCCAACGGCGACGAAAGCGCGCAGAACATAGTGGCCACATATCGCGGCCGGCAGACGGCGCGATTGGTACGTTCGGACAACTTCCGGCTAGACAACAACAACGGCTTTATCGACGGACAGGGCATGACCATCCGCGCAGGCAAGAACGTCACGCTGAAAGACTTCCTGCCGTTCAGCTCGGACTTCGGGGCGAACGGATCTAAGCAGGGGCGCACCATCGAGTTGGAATTCGAGAGCGGCATCTGCTCGGATGAGAACGCCGTCATCGTCGACTGCATGGACGGTGGGACGGGTTTCCGCGTATATGCCAACCGCGTTGAGCTGGGCTGTGCGACGGGCAACGTGATAACCTACTACCCCGAGCAGAGCCGTGTACGCCTGGGCGTGGTAATCGACGGCACAACCACCCATACGCGCAACAATCTTGGCGGTGGCAGCGTGGCCGAGAAAGACGTGAACCTGGCCTACCTCTACATGAACGGCGTAATCGTGCGCATGTTCGACTATTCAACTGCTTCGTGGAAACAGGGTGCACCCAAGGAACTCGTGATTGGCAATCCGCAGGCTGAGGTGAAGTTGTACTCCATCCGCATGTACGACAAGGCCCTGAACTTCGCCCAGATGGTGGATAACTATGCTTACGACACGCCCGACATCGAGGACGTGACCGACCGCGAGGGGCGGTTCGTACGATTCGGAAAGGTGAGCATCGCCAAGCGCAATGACATTCTCAATAGTGTGGGCGACATACACAACCCCGACGAGATTGTATCATACAATAAGGTGCGCAAGGCCCTGCCCGAAACGCCCATTGCCGTGTGGGATATTGAGAACCTGCCTTACAACAAGAACAACCCCAACGTGCCCATCACCGGTACGGAATTCATTAACCCGCAATGGGACAAGGCGCGCGATGGCTGGGCTGGTGCCCCATTCAAGGTGGGTCCGCACGCCTTCAATGCCGACGGCACGTCGAGCAACGGCTACCCTCTTCCGTACAAGAACTGGGCGGAGACGTTCGAGACGTTCTCGGGCGACCCAGTGACGCTGACCCTCGACCCAGGGCACAGCGATGAACATTCTACCTCGTACAGCATCACGCGCGGCGTGGCTGAGGGTGAGAAGGAAATGGTGCACAAGGTGAACTTCGCCAGTTCAGAAGGTATATTCAACGTTCTTGCCATGAACCTATTCCAGGAGATCTTGCTGGGCTGTGCGCGTAACGACATGGACCTCTATACGTCGTTCCAACGCGCACAGGCGATGCAAGGCAAGGAGGTGACATACCGCAAGAGCCTGAGCGGACTGTCGGAAATCGGCTTCCGCAAGACGGCGGCCACGGCGGCGAAAGAGCCCATGTTCCTCTCCATATATAACCTTATCAACAACAAGTACAGCGCATCGTTCATGGGCTTCCCGAAGAAAGACCACACCAAGGCGCAGGTGTGGGAGATAGACGAGAACGTGAACTTCTTCAACCGCGAGATGACGCTGCATGAGCTGCTGGCCGACGGCACGGTGCGGCAGAGCAACGGAACGGACAGCGCGGGGCCGATGTACTATGCCCGTGTGCCGAAGAAGTCGCCCATAAACAAGAAGAACAAACTGGGGCAGGTGAAGTCTGCCACCGACGACATCGAGGCCGCAAACAGGGAGTTGGCCGTCATCCGCCGATTCCATAACTGGGTGGTTAGCTGTAACCCCCACCTGCCTGAGCGGTATAAGGCCGAACACGGCGAATACAGGCAGCTCGACCTGCCGGTGACGTATAATGGCGTGAAGTACGACCGCGACACGCCCGCATATCGTCGCGCGCGCTTCGTCAACACCTACCGCGATTACCTCGTGAAGACTGACGTGCTCTTCTACATCGTCTTCTGCGTCTTCTTCCTCGGCATGGACTCGCTCGACAAGAACATGAGCATTGCCTTCGACGATATCGAGCTGAACCCCGACGGCAGCGTTAAGGTGGCACACGCACGCCTGTTCCTTCGCGACACCGACACGCAGAGCCTCTTCAACAACTCGGGCGCGCTGATGTATAAGTACTGGGCGGAGTGGAACGACGCGTTCAACCCGACAACAGGTAAGACGCAATCCATCGCAGGTGAGGCGTACGACAACGACAACCATGCGTGGCTGCCGAAGATGGACGAGGGCTATTCGCCCGTGTTCAACGGTCGCTTGTCGGGACTTATCGACTTGGTGTGGCAGTGCTGGGGCGACGACCTGGCAGCCATGTACAAGAGCATGCGCGACAATGGGCTGCAGGCTGACAACATATTCCGCCGCTACACCGACTTCTGGCGGCAGTGGTGCGAGAACCTCTACAACGCCGACGCGATGGGCTACGCCAACACTGGGCATTTCACCAAGGCCTATGGCGATAAGCTCATGCTCATGCTATACTTCTTGCAAAAGCGCAGCCGCTATATGGACAGTATGTTCTGCTGCGGCGAGAGCGTGGTGAACAACCTGCGTATGCGCCTGTACGAGCAGGGCAAGGGGCTGGCCATCAAGCACTATTCGCCCTTGTATGCCAGCGTACAGTGGGGTGCGAATAACTTCTCGACCGTGCGCAACATCGACGGCGGCTACGGCCTGCTGCCATTCGGCTTCACCAACCCGCAGAACGCCACGTTCGACATTGACGACGCAGACATGATCACCGACATCAAGACCTTTACGCGGCGCGTGGGCGGTCAGGTGACGTATTCGGGCCTCGAAGGGCTTGGAGACTTCGAGTTCGATGCCAACATGCCGCTGTTGCGCCGTCTTGAGGAACTGGTGATGGACTATACTGCGCAGCGGCCCAACACGCGCGAACGCGGCACAGCCTTCGACCTGTCGAAATGTGTCATGCTCCGGCGCGTCATCGTCCGCAACGTGAAGAACCTCACCAAGGTCATTCAGTTGGGAAGTGGCGTATTGCAAGAGGTAGACTTCTCCGGTACACCCGTCAAGGGTGTGGTGATGGCGGAGAACGGTACGCTCACACGCCTGGTGCTGCCCGACACCATCGAGGAGTTGACGCTGCGCGGACTGGATGCACTTGAGCCGGGCGGACTGAATTTGGGCGGATTGGCCAATGTAAAGAAGTTCCGCTACTCTTCCTGCCGTAAGCTCAATGGATTCGACATATTGCAGCGCATCTATGCCGCCGGTGCTAAACCCACCGACATAGAGATGGACGGACTGAACGAAACGCTCACGTCACTTGATACGCTTGACCTGCTGGCCGAGGCTGGGGCAAAACTTAGTGGACGTATGACACTGCGCGGTGTTACGCCCAACTTCCGTACCAAGCTGCGTTATGTGCAGGCTTGGGGCGATGTGGATAACCCTCGCAATCCGCTGCACCTCATGTATGAGCGAATACCCGTAAACTCGGTGGCTATTTCGGGTGACCTCTATGTACAGGATGCCGGCGAGGCGTGGTTGAACCTCTCACCCGACAATGCTCGAGGCAACACCATACGTGAAGTGAAGTGGAGTATCTCATCCAACCCCTATGCTACCATCGACGCGCGTACGGGGCGTATGTCGGTAACGCGCGTAGGGGAAGACAACACTGCCCACGCACAGGTGACAGTTGTAGTGACGTTGGACGAAGGTCTACAACTCACTGCGACCGAAACGGTATACTTCTATAAGCGCGCACCACAGGTGGGAGACATTATCTATGCTGACGGATCGTGGAGTGACAAGAATAACAAGAATAAAACGCCAGTGGGTGTGTGTTTCTACATATCAGATGATGGTAAGGATAGGAGAATGATGGGGCTTTCGAAGGTGAATGGGCTGTTGTACTCTTGGGGGCCGACCTCAAGGGAAACAGACCAGATGGCCCGACTGGCCAGTGAGCCTTCACGCGACCTGTCTACCGTAAGAGGCATGACCCGAGATTATCCGAAACGGATGCCCGATGACAAACTGGTATTGGAGGAAACCATTCTTGACTATTCCAAGGGTGCGATTGTTCCATACGGCCTGTATAACACTCTTTGTATTATTCGGCAACGAAATGATATTCTACAAGACGAGAATTACAGGCTTGAGGTCCCTCGGCCTTCAGATGGCATGTCTGAAACGGACAGTCTGAAAAAGTGTCTAGCGAAATATGCCGGACAACTTCAGCAGTACATGTATTATTCTCCAGCCAGCTTATGCTACGCCTATAGCCCGACAATTTTTAAGGAAGAAACGCTTTCAGACAAGTTCAGGCCACACAAATGGTATCTTCCGTCTGCCGCAGAATTGAAGGCCATACTAGACAGTATAGCGAAGGACTATTCATCTCCAGACAATTTTCTCAGGATTGCATTCGCGAATGGCCTAATAGAACAGATCGTCATTTCAGGTAATGTATATCAGAAGACCCTTGAAAGCTCTCAAGAGACCTCTGCATGGTACCGTGTATTTGGCAGTGATGGTGCAGTGAAGGAGTGGTATAAATATGGCTCAGCGTTTTACGTATTCCCTATATGTCAATTTTAAAAGGAACCGATGGAAAAGATTATAAGAATAATTGAGCATGGTGCAGTGAAACATCTGCTGTTCCCTTTCGACAGGGAAGAGCCACTTGAGCTACTCGGCTGCGGCCTTTGCAAGGACAAGGTGACCGCTGCGCTTGTCAGGCTGAAATACAGCCAAGAGGAGGTGGAGGCACTGCTGTGCGAATACATTGCATGCCCCACCGATAAGGCTGCCAAGCAAGCGTTCGACAGGCTGATGGCCTATCGACGAGAATGCGAGGCGGAAGCCGCCATACTGATGGAAGAGTACGAGAAATTGCAGACTTAGTTCTGCATGGGTTGGGGGTAAAAATCCCCCGACCATTGTTAAAAGCAACTGGCAATCACTTATAACAAACCGCGGAAGCGTGTGGTCGGGGGTAAGTCCTCGTCCACGCTTTCGCGGTTGTGCGTTAATAAGTGATTGCCGATACAAAGATACTAATAAAATTCAGGATAACAACAATGACACACACAATTTATTCGCAAGCGCCCCTGCCATTCATGGGGCAAAAGAGAAAGTTCGTTAAGGCATTCCGCCAGATTTTGAAGGGCTACCCCGATGACGTGACGATAGTCGACCTGTTCGGTGGCTCGGGCCTACTGTCTCATGTGGCCAAACGTGAGAAACCCAACGCCACGGTCGTTTATAACGATTTCGACAACTACCAACGGCGCATCGCCGCCATACCGCGCGCCAATGCGCTGCTGACCCGCATTCGTGAGGTCACCGACAGTTTGCCCCGTGGTAAGGTTATACGACAGCCACACCGCGACTGGATATTGGAACTCATTGCCGAAGAGGAACGACACGCACCTGTCGACTACATTACACTGTCGCCGTCGCTCCTTTTCTCGATGAAATACGCCAATAATATGGACGAACTCGTCAAGCAGACGTTCTATAACACCGTACGGCGAAACGACTATTGTGCAGACGGCTATTTAGACGGCCTGACCATCGTGCACAAGGACTACAAGGCCCTCTTCGCTGAATACCGCGACAAGCCCAATGTTCTCTTCCTCGTTGACCCGCCCTACCTCTCCACCGAGGTCGGCACGTACACCATGTCGTGGCGGTTGGCCGACTACCTCAACGTGCTCACCGTTCTGCAAGGCCACGACTATGTGTACTTCACTTCGAACAAGTCGCAGATAATCGAGCTGTGCGAATGGATAGGGCGGAGCCGCATCAACCGCAACCCGTTCGAATGTGCGCACCGCGTGGAAGTGAACACCACGATGAACTACAATAGTGCATACACCGACATCATGCTTTACAAGAGGATGGGTGCATAATCAAGAACGGCATTCGAATACCCAGCTAATGGTGTTCGAATGCCGTTATTTACATTTTCAAAAAAATGCGGTTTCGTGGTACGTTTCGTTTTATATTCATATACGCTTCGTTCCGAAATTCAGTAACGCTTCGTTTTGCGGATTATAAATACCAAAGGCTATGATAAATGACGAAGAAATTATACCTAA